GAGAGAGTACCCTACCTAATAGATAGTTTAAACACAGAAGAAGATACGATCCTTATCTGCGAGGGAGAAATGGATGCCCTCACATGGAAACTTATTACTGAAAACGTGATGTCTATACCCGATGGTGCAAGCGATAGGAAGATGGATTGGCTAGGAACTTTTGACTTCAACAAATACAAAAGAATATATCTTGCCTTAGACAACGATGATGCAGGCATTCAATGCAGAGAAGAGTTGGCAAGAAGAATAGGTAGAGAAAGATGTTTCACAATATCCTATCCTGAAGATTGTAAAGATGGCAATGAGATACTGTGTAAACATGACAAGACCATGCTCAAGCAGTGCTTTGAAACTGCCGAGCCATATCCAATCAAGTCTTTGTATACTGCGAATGGATTCATGGAAGAAGGGTTGCAGTTGTATAGAGGTGGACTACGCAAGGGTTTATCAACAGGCATAGAGACACTTGATGAAATATTTCTAGTGCGCCCATCAGAAGTTACGATCTGTAGTGGTGTACCAAACTGCGGTAAGTCAGAGTTCATAGATGCGATAGCTGTAAACATGGCACGTGATCACGATTATAAGTGGGCAATATGTTCCTTCGAGAATCCTGTATCAGAACATTTAAACAAGCTTGCTGAAAAGCATGTAGGTAAACCAACAAGGGATGGGTTGACTCCTAAGATGGATGAAGAAGAGTTGCTAGATTCTTATGACTGGTTGGCACAACACTTTTTCTTTATCAGATCAGAGGATGAATCGCCTACGATTGATTGGTGTCTTGAGGCAAGCACGAGTGCAGTCCTAAGGTATGGTGTGAACGCAGTTATCTTTGACCCATACAATGAGTTCGATCATCAAAGACCACAGGGTATGACAGAGACTGAGTACGTGAGTCAGATGATGAGCAAGATTAAAAGGTTTGCCCTTACGTATGGTGTGCATGTGTTCTTTGTAGCACATCCGGCTAAGATGAGAAGGTCAGCCGATGGTGAGTTCCCTCTAGTAGAACCTTACGACATTGCAGGTAGTGCAAACTTTGCAAACAAGGCTGATGTCATACTGATTGTAGAAAGAGACTTCACGCAGGGGAGTAGGGATGTCAGGATACACACGAAGAAGATGAGGTTTAAACAGTCAGGAAGTTTGGGTATGGTGGACTTGGAGTATGACCCTATCAGTGGGCGATACTCCAAAGCTTTTGGATACCCGACTATTTAGATTTCTTTCTAATAACTTTAGTCTTAGATTTTTTAGCAGGTGCTTTCCCGCCCACCCATGCCTCGTTTACATCAGGTGTGGATGGGTCATCTGCTACAAACTTTCCTTTGATAGTTCGTTTGCGTACAACTGGCTCATCAGCTTTATAGTTTCCACCATATATATCTTTGCCTTCCTCTTCTGCTGTATCAACTTCTTCAACAACTTTATCTACAGGTTTTTCTATAAACCAATAATTAATCCACGATTTAACTTTACTCAACATAATTTTGCTCCTTTGTTTTTAAATTTATTAATCTTTGTAAGTCATGTTTCTCTACAATAAAATCCAACTCTTTACTCTCTTGTTCATTCCACATACGGAATAGTTTATACACATATTGTCGTGACACACCTACCTCACTGGCAATTTTATTACCATTGATTCCTTCTGCACGTAACTGCCTGATCATATCAGTACGCTTTGCGCTTTCGGGAGGGTTAGGAGGTTGACACAATGCATCATACTCATGTTGTGGAAGGTTCAAGCTAAGCTGATACCTTATCGTAGAGACTGGTTGCAAGATGATGTTCGCTATCTGTGTTAGCGAGTCACCACGCTTGCGTAATTCTATGGCTTGTTCAAGCCAGTATGGGGATTTATTTCTTCTTGGCATTGTTTTCCTCTGCTTGTCTCATAGCACTGTCTATGATGTCGTCCAACTCTGCATTGGTAGCAGGCTTGCAACCATTCATTAGTTGTTTCGTTTTAGATATATCCTCTGCCGTTTTGATCTCATCTACTAGAGCATCCATATCATTTAGCTTTTGCCGTGATGCTTTTAATTGCTCTGCTTGTTTGACTACACCACGTGGGTCGCCTTCAAGTATGTCCTTACCTGTGATGTACCTATCATGTGCATTTGTAAACCACAAAGGCGAGAACGTATCAAGATCATTCTTTGCTATAAGAGATATTAATTCTTCAAACCACATAACATACCTACGGACACAATTAACACCTTGATTCGTTATGTCAAATATCCAGTGGCTCTCAGCCATAGACCTTAAGTCCTCTTTGCTCATCGTCTGCCTATACCTACCTGTCTGCACCATGTGATACACATTCGATGTGTCACTGAACTTCTTGAACTCCTCACCCCTAAGTATGGGGTCGTTAGCACGCTCTCTGCCTACGATGATTACCTTCTTAGGTAGCACAACTATTTCTTTCTCTTGCCTGTTGTTGTAGGCACAGATGATGTCTGTCTTACGTACCATGCCTTGTAACAATATGTATTGTTTATCTATTGCCATACGTAACGCAAACTTCTCAGCTACCTTTCTATCAGTAGACCACGAACACCCTTGCTCATTGAATCCATGACAACCCCTGAACACTGCGAACTCATCAGGCAAACTGTCAAAGAAATCCCTGTCCACTTTTTCTAGTGTGTGTAAACGAGACTGATCCTGCAACATGTCGAAGTTGTATCCCCATTCATCGTACTCAAACATGTCATTGATGTGATCTATATAGTCGCTTGGATTCTCAATAGTATTCCACCATCTATGAAACACAGTCCAAAAATTGAGAGGTATTACCTGCTTGTGTAAAGCATGCAGTGCCTCAATCCTATGTGGCTTGTCCACATGTATCATCAATTCTTCTATGTCTTTCAACTGTTGTTTTGTTTCTTCTTTATTCATAATTTTCCTATAAGGTGAGGACGAATGAGGAGATAGTAGTAATTTAAATTCATCCGCCCTCGTTGTTATTTATTTTCTATTGCATCGTGTACTTGTTTTGCAATCACGATACCCCAAAGACAATCGGATTCAAGAGACCTGTGTAGCCATTGGTTTGCACTGTTTAAACGCTGTTGCTTCATCTGGTGCTGTTCAGGTGTTGTAAAATCAACTGTTACTTCTTTCGGTTTGATGCGCCATGCCATAGGTTTCTTTACAGACTGCATGACAATGTATCCTCTGTCTCTAGTGCCTTCTTCAAGAAACTTATTAATGAATCCTGTTCTTTTTGCAGGTACTGCATAGCATCATCATGTCCCCATTCATCAGGCATATGCTCTATGAAGTCACTACTAACTGACAAAGGTTTATCTTCAATCAGTTCAAGAAAGGTTTCTATGCCCTCTTTATTAAGAGTTCCTTCATCATCTAGCATGGGTAACACATCAGTCCACCATGACAAACCCATTGCCCACAGCACACTACCTGAGTTGTACGAGTCCCTGTAATACACATCACCCTGTACATATATCTTATCGTACAAGGGTTCAAGCTGTTCATGTGAGGGATGATCACCCAACTCATCTAACAACACCCTATGCTCTGCCATTCTTTCATCGTATGCTTTCGCCATATATACATCTGCACCCATTACACTTTCTCCTTATTTTTTTTATTTAATTTTAGTTTTAACAACCATCGCTTGGGCATCTTACGTTTGCCCACAACTCCATCGACCTCATCAGGGCAACTGTCTCGCCACACCTTCTCAGCATCTTTAAGATTCATTGGTTTCTCTCCAGTAATTGCACACCCATCTTCCGTAACATATCCATCACCATGTTATGCAACGCTAGGTTAGGTTCTTTGCGGAACACAAGTGTCTCATCGTTTAAACTATCTCTTGCAGTCAATAAGATGTCGCCATCGTTCTTGAATTCAACAGTCATTGTTAGTTCCCCATCAGGGATGTTTTCATTTTCCATACTTACTCCAGTTCAAAGTTAATTAATACGCTACATCTGCCTACAATCATGTCACCAAACGCAGTACGTCCTGTTTTTCTAAGCCACCTATTCCATTTGGTAGTAGCCATCTTATTGATTTTGTTTGAGTTATCAAACTTACCTTCTTCATCTATGATCGCATGACATTCCTTGCCATCATGGACAACGTGTAGTACTTCAATCATTCCGCTCTTAGTCCACGACTGCATCGTTTCTAAGTCCGGCTTTTCATCGTACTCTACTATTTCAAAGAACATGCCTTCGTCATTAGGCACATCATCAATGTGCATTACGCTGTATGTATCACTCATATATCACTCCTTTCAGGATAAATGGTAGCAACACTAGACCATACTCCATCTTCAAGAACGTCCTCATAAACATAAACGCTATAGCTTACCTGTCCATCATCACCATAGTCTGAATCGTCATATGTAACTACGCACTTGACACCATTAACACGACACTCGGCACTATCGCCCTCCTTTGTACAGTCAACCTGAGAAATCAATTCTCTGATGTCGTTGTAAACATCATCATGTAACTCTTCGTTACATTCTATTGTGTAGTATCTTACAACCTCAGTAGATTCCTTTACTTTATACTCATATCTTTTATCACTCATAGTCACCCCCTTAGTGAATTACTTCTTCATTAACGACACGCTCAATCATTGCATCCTGCTTTTCTTTAAGCTGTTGCGGAGTCAATGCCTCCATCTGTCCAGTGTCTGTCCTGTGTTGATTCCATTCTTCGTACCAGTTAAGCCTCTCGGACACATCCTTTACCATGTCAGCTACGAATTCCTTATCGGTACGTAACATCATGTGGCAAACGAACGCAGTGAACATGTCATACCACACACCGCTTGGATGATATCCCCTCTCGGATATCTCTTCCATGCCTACAAGATTAACGAAATGATTCGTTGCCTCCCATATTCTTTCGTATGTTTCTACACTCTCTTCTAATCCAACATCGCTTGAGCCTATAGTCTCAGCAATTTTGTTTAAGAAGTCTTTTTCTTTCTTACTCATATGTATCTCCTTCATGTATTGTAAGTGTTATTATATTCATGTCAACGCAATGTTTAATCACGTTTACACATCCTCCAAGAACCTGTCACCATAAGCCTCTACAGCCTCGATAGCTTGGTCAACCGAGTTCAAGGATATACCAATCTGTATGTATCCATGATCAGGCAGACAAGCAAGCAAGTCCCTCGCATTGTACAAATTTTGTACCGCTTGCTCATGTATCTTCTTATGATCTTCACGTTCACCTAAGTCTGTATCGTACTCTTCACTCATGCTACCCCCTGTCATAATGTGCCTCTAATATAGCGTTGTACAATCCAATCAAGCACACACCTAGTCCGACACCTGATGCAAATAGGATGTACAAATCTAAGATTGCCACCTCATAAGCCAAGTGCAATGCATATTGATAAGCCAACCCAGTGAATGCAACAATTCCCATAGCTGTTGCCACTATTACTATAATGTTTAACATTATTGTTTCTCCTCTTTGTCTACAGGATACACATTAACTTGCATACCCTCGTCTGTTTGTAACACCTCAACCTTAAGTGTCTGCCCCTCTTTAAGTTTAGGTTCTTCTTCTGCAATGGCTAGTTTAATAGCCATGTTTACACGTTCTTCAATACTATATTTCATAATTTTTCCTCGTATATGTAGTAGGTATATTCATATACATTCATATACCCTACTACTTATCCTCCAGTGCAAATCCTGTCCAGTCCTTGCCTTCCGTTTGATGCTCATATATTTCTATAGTCGTAGCCATCTGATCTTCCATCGTGTCTCTGCCACTTGACATCGCATTCGTAGTTGGGAAGTACACACAGCCATGCCTCATGTGATAAGGCAACTCAATCGGTCTACCATAACCACCTGACCAACCACCCTCTGCCTTCGGCTCTGTCTCTGTCAATGCAAAGCATATCTTACGTAGCATGGATGGATGTACCATTGCATAAGCGCATCTGTCTATGTCCAATGGCTGACCTGCCTTCTTGATAGGAAACTCGATGAGGAATTTGCCACTGCCTTGTGATGCATCTGTGTATTCACATAATGTAATGGCACATGACATCCCTGCATCCTCAAGCTTGTCTATCAGCGAGAGTATGCTTGCACCTCTTCGCATCATTGTCTCCTCTGATACATTTGCAGATGTACTCAAGTTGACCTTGAACTCCACCACTCTGCCCATTGATGACTCATTACCTAGAGGTGACATCATGTGTGATGGGCAACCTGATACATACAGAGGGATGTTAGGCATGTAACCGGCTACATCATAGTCAAACGAGGGCAGTCTCTCAAAGGACGTAGCATTGTGAGCCATGTCCAATTCATCTGACATGCGTTCTCGTCCTTCTTTCCATCCAAATTCTGCAAGCTTTACAGCATCAGCTAAAGACACATTGCCATTCCAACTACTAGGTGCATCTTGTGATGCTCTCATACCCTTCCACACAGGTACTGATTCATCAGTCACATGTCGTAACACATGGTCAAAAGAATCGAAACTTTGTACAAAACTAGCCATAATTTTCTCCTTGTTTAAACGCTGTTATACCTTAGCCTCGGTACGAATCCTCTTCACAGTATCTTCGTCCAAGCCACCAAACACATACTCACTAAGCACACTCTCCATGTCACATCCATCAAGCAATGCACGTCCACCTTTCAGGCTTGCTCTAGGTGATATGACACAACGTATCTTCATTTCATCCTTTGCCTTACGTAGTTTCTGCACAATCTTTGTGAAGTTTCTATCAGGACTGATAAGCAACTCAAGTTTCTCATCATAGTCAAGGCTGATCACCGGCTTGAACCTGTCAATGGTTGCACCATCTAGCTGATTCCTACCAACGTACTCCCTGTCTGCACCTCTGCCATATGTATTGGCACATGCTATCAAGCGGAAGTTCGGGTGTTTCTCGACCACTCCACATGGGAAGTCAGCTACATCATTCTCCATTGATGCATTCAGAGCCACCAGTGCTTGAGGATTTGAACCATCGATCTCATCGAATAGGAACAAGCCACCATCACGAAAGCATTTGACGAATGAGGACTCAACGTAGTTGCCATTAGCATCCATGTATCCTCTTACCTCGTAAGCTTGGAACATAGCACCGGACATACCGAATTGGTAATCATCTTGCTCAAAGGCTTTGCCTAGCATGCCAGTCAACTGGGTAGCCATCGTGGTCTTACCACTACCTGCACCACCTACAAGCAACACATTGTCACCACGTATCAAGGCTTTGAGTACCTGTGGCAACTTCTCATGCATTGTCTGCTCACCAAATTCGATCTTGCCTTTAGGCTTTTTGATCTCAATGGTAGTCTTGCCACCGCCATGCTCATCAATCAATCTTTTGATTGTCTCCTCATCAACACCATCATGCATGCCATCGCTCAAGGTCGGATGAACCTTTTTGATGATATCAACGATCTCCTTTTCAAGAGCATTCTTAGGCTCATACTCTTCGAGAACCTCAGGCATTCCTACCTCATCACCTGCACCATCTGCATCATCTGCATCATCGTCAGCATCATCACTGGCATCATCTGCATCACCGGCATCAACACCATCATCATCATCAGCATCAACCGCACCATCAGTAGGCTCATCACCTGTTGAGTCGTGATCGTTATCACTTTTGATCTCAGCGATGTCGATATTGTTATACAACTCGATGAGTTCTACATCGGACATTTGACTAGCACGTTTGCCATAGGCAACAGCCAATCGTTTGAGGATGTTGCGTTCACCGCTAGTGAGTTCATCCAATGTGCAAGGGAATCCGAACATTGCTTTAGCACTCTCAGCAATATTAATTATCATATCTACATTCATAACTATCTCCAGTTAAACTGCGTTTAAACAACGAACAGACTGTCAGTCTGCTCACAAGCAGGACATGGTGCAGTATCCATGTCTAGCATAAGTACGTTCTTACGACTTGTACGAAAGTGGAAGTCACAACTACCACAGCATACCTTCAACATCCTAGTGGATTGTTTCTTCGTAAAGTCAATGTCGATTGAGCCATGCGGATAGTCTCCCAAGAGACCAAGCACATCACGTATCTGTCCAGTCAAGCGTTGACCGGCATGAGTAGCTG